ACTGATCTTCGCTATGAGAGCAAAATATCAATCACAGGCGTCAAGCGCAGAAGCATTATTTGATGCTGCTGATACTGATTACTCTGGAAGAAACAAAGCTGGTTCTGCTGTAGGTGGTTTTTCGACTACTGATGATTCAGGAACTAATCCAGCGTTATTAAATGACAGCCCTGCTGGCACTTATACAACTGGTACAGGAATGTCAACTGCTGCTGCTGAAGCACTAGGTGATGCTGCTGGAAATAGCTTTGCTGAAATGGCGTTTTCAATCGAGAAATCGACTGTAACTGCTAAATCAAGAGCCCTTAAAGCTGAATACACAATGGAACTTGCACAAGATTTAAAAGCAATCCATGGTTTAGATGCTGAAACAGAACTTGCAAACATTCTATCTGCTGAAATCCTTGCGGAAATCAATAGAGAAGTTGTAAGAACTATTTACATCAATTCAGAAAAAGGTGCTGTTGCTGGTACAACAACGTCTGGTATATTTGACTTAGATACTGACTCAAACGGAAGATGGTCTGTAGAGAGATTCAAAGGTCTTATGTTCCAAGTTGAAAGAGAAGCAAACACAATCGCACAAAGAACACGTAGAGGAAAAGGTAACATTCTGATCACATCATCAGACGTTGCTTCTGCTTTACAAATGGCTGGCGTGTTAGACTATACACCTGCATTAAACAATAATCTTAATGTAGATGACACTGGTAACACTTTTGCTGGAATATTAAACGGAAGATATAAAGTTTATATCGATCCATATTCTGCAAACGCAAACACAGCTAAGCAATTCTTTGTAGTAGGATATAAAGGTACATCTCAGTATGATGCCGGAATATTCTATTGTCCATACGTTCCACTTCAAATGGTGAGAGCTGTTGGTCAAGATAGCTTCCAACCAAAAATTGGATTCAAAACAAGATACGGAATCCAAGCTAACCCATTTGCTGAAGCAGGTGCTTCAACTTCAACTGCGGTTATCAATGGTGCTGGACAAGCTAACGCAAACAGATACTACAGAAAAGTTCAAGTATTAAACTTAATGTAATATGCTTGTTACTTTTTAGTAACACAATTAAAGGGACGGTCTAAACAACCGTCCCTTTTTTTTTGACAATTACAATGATTATAAAAGTACATAAGAACAAAATTACATTTAAAAACGCTTCTCTAAGAACAGAAGAAGGTAGAAATAGACAAAAAACCGGTGAATTTTATAAACAAATTAAAATTAGTATGGAAAAACACGGTATGATTAATCCTTTAATTTGTATTAAAGATGGCGATATGTATAAAATATGCCTTGGTATGAAAAGATTTATTATAGGATGCGATTTAGGAATGCAAGAGTTTGATGTTAAAGTTGTACCTAATATAGATGGTTCGAGTGATGTGGTTTCTTTAGAAGAAGTTAAATTATTAAAAGAAGAAAATTTGAAATTTAAACCAACTGATGCAGATAATACTTACTATAAATCTATGAATAGTAAAAACACGTCTTTATGGATTAATAAATAGTATTATGACAGTTACAAACTCATATTCAAGACAACCTACAAAATTGGACTATGCTAGTCCTACACAATTTAAATTTAATATTGTTAAGTTACCAAAAGTAGAATACTTTTGTACAGCTATTAATATTCCTGGTATCAGTATTAACTATGTAGAACAACAGACACCATTAAAAGACATACCTCATCCTGGTGAAAAACTTAAATATCAAGACTTGCAAATGACCTTTATCATAGACGAGAATTTAGAAAACTATCAAGAAATTCACGGTTGGTTGGTAGGTTTAGGATTTCCTGATGGATATTCAGATTATAATACGTTATTAGAAGCAGGTAAAGATAGATTTCCAACAAGTAAATCTTCTGTTAGTAATGAGATAGGAAAAATAAGGTACCCTGCTCCATCACAAGGGGCCGCACTATCCGACGCAACCCTATTGGTACTTACAAACAAGAATAATCCTGTGGTAGAAGTAAGATTTAAAGATTTATTTCCCATTAGTTTAGGAGGATTACAGTATAATCAACAGGCCACAGATGTTAATTATCTAACAGTTGATGTTGTTTTTAAATATAGTATATACAATTTTGCAAATATAAATGCATCAACAACAATTAAAGTTACCACCTAGACTTGATTTTTGAATAGTTTTGTGATATAATTATATTATGGATTTAGAACAATTACAATTAGAAGCAGATAAAGACCTTAAAATTAATGACACTGAATTAGATTTAGAATCATTAAAAACTCCACAATTACATAACAAGTATATGAAACATTATACTAAGTTTAAATTACTTCTTACACGTACTGAAGATGAATTAAGAACTATTAAACGTGATAAGTGGGAATATTATACTGGTAAGGCCGACCCTAGTGTGTATCAGGCCAAACCTTTTGATTTAAAAATTATGCGAACAGATATTGATAAATATTTAGAAGCAGATGTAGATATACAAAAGTTGTCACAAAAAGTGGCCTATTTAATCACAGTTGTGGATTTTTTAGATCGCACATTAAGAGTTGTCGTTAACAGAACATACACTATAAAAAATGCCATAGAGTGGCGTAGATTTACAAGTGGTGCTGTATAATGTACTTAGAAAATAATCATTGTATTTCTAATGGATATTTTGATAGAAAATACTGTGATGAAATTATTTCTCAAGCCGAAACATCTAAACTTCATATGGCCAAAGTACAAGATGGTTTAGATATAAACAGAAAATCAAAAATTACTTGGTTAACAAATGATAAATTAAATAAAGACATAAACAAAATTATTTTAGATCATAATAAAAAGGCCAAATGGAATTTTGTTTTAAATGAATTTGAACCATTACAATATACAGTTTATGAAATAAATGACCATTATGATTGGCACATAGATAGTCATAGTAAACCATATCCTAATGGTTGCATAAGAAAAATAAGTTTTACATTATGTTTAAATGAAGATTATGAAGGAGGTGAATTTGAAATATCTAAACCAAATCCCAAACCAGAAAAACATATTAATACTAAGTTTAACGATAAGTTTACATTAGGAACAGTTATATCATTTCCATCTTTTGTTTGGCATAAAGTAAATCCTGTCACAAACGGAACAAGAAAAGTATTAGTAGGTTGGTCAGTAGGTCCTCAATTTATTTAATACGTATGACACTTACCAAATACATTATCATAGATAAGAAAAACGAAGTATATCTTAAAATAGAAGCTGATGATTCTATACGTAGAGATTTAGGAGAGTATTTTACCTTTGAAGTTCCTGGTTATAGATTTACACCTCAATTTAGAAATAGAGTATGGGACGGTAAGATAAGATTATTTTCTTATGCAACTGGCCAGATTTATGCCGGTTTATATCCTTATATTGTTAAATGGTGTGAAGATAATAAAATACAAATTGTTGATGGTACAAAAATAAAAGATATATCAGTAGATGAAACGTTAGTAAATAAGTTTATAACTAATTTAAAAGTGCCTATGGAGTTAAGAGATTACCAGAAACAGGCCTTTATTCACGCTCTACAAAAGAATCGTTGTTTATTATTATCGCCTACGGCCTCTGGTAAATCTTTAATAGTTTATCTATTAGTAAGATTTAATCTATTACGATTAAAAGAAAAAACAAATAATAAAATATTGATTATTGTACCGACTACTTCTTTAGTAGAACAGTTATATAAAGATTTTGAAGATTATGGTTGGAATCCTGATAAGTATGTACACAAAATTTATCAAGGCCACGAGAAAGAAACAAATAAGAATGTGATTATTTCTACTTGGCAATCAATATATAATTTACCTAAAAAATGGTTTAAATCTTTTGGCATGGTCATTGGTGATGAATGTCATTTATTTAAGGCCGTTTCTTTAAGTAAGATAATGACTAAGTTAGAAGATTGTAAATATAGAATAGGTCTTACAGGTACTTTAGATGGTACTAAGACAAACAAGTTAGTTTTAGAAGGCCTGTTTGGTGTTGTTAATAAGGTTACATCAACTTCTGAATTGCAAGAAAAGAAACAACTGGCCGATTTAAAAATTATATGTTTAATACTTCAACACGATAAAAATTCTAAACACTTTTTGAAAGATAAGAGTTACCAAGAAGAAATGGATTTTCTAGTTTCAAATGAAAGAAGAAATAAGTATATTCGTAATCTATGTTTAAATTTACAAGGCAATTCTTTAGTGTTATTTCAATACGTAGAAAAACACGGTGTTATATTAAAACAACTTATAGAGAATAAAGCTGAAGATAGAAAAATATTTTTCGTTTATGGTGGTGTAGAAGCGGAAGAAAGAGAAAAGATACGATTTATAACTGAGAAATCAGATAACGCAATTATAATCGCCAGTTACGGAACGTTTAGTACTGGTATTAATATAAGAAATTTACATAA